ATTTTCCGTCTGCTAAATCTTTTTTTATTCTCGTTAAATCAAATCCTTTTGATATATCTCTATCTGCTTTTACTAAAGCTGGTGCTATAAATTTTTTATACATATTTAAAACTGCTTTTAATTTACTGACATTTCTTTTAATTGGGTGTTTTGCTAATGGGCCTTTTAGATTGTTGGCCTGTGTAATAACTAAGTCCATAGCTGTCATAAAGTCTTTGTTGAAGTTATCCGTACTAACATATTCTTTGATTACTTCTTCATTTACTTTTGTATACCCTACGACATCTGGCTTTGGATGACCACCTTGTGAACCACTTGCAGAACTTGCAAATGCTTTTGGTGTATCGTAGTGTCCTGTTCCTGTTCCGTCAATACCAGCTGTTGCTGTTGTAGAAACTTCTGCAAGATTCTTTTTAATTAACTCTCGTATAATTTCTTTTAATCTAGCTAATCTTTGTGCTTTGGACATTCTTAATTTCCTTAATTAATTCATAATATCTCATTAAAGCAACCACGTGTTTATCTTTCACGACTTTTCCCTTAGTAGCGCTATCTGTATAATCAATAGCTTCTGCTAATTTTATTTTTGTAATCTTGTCATTGACATTTGGTAGTAATTTCTTTAGAGCTTTTTTAATTTTAACTACTTCATTATCTATGAATTCTTTTAATGAATTCGTATTAGATACATTATTGATATATTGTTTCAATAAGTTTCTTTGATTTTCATTTAAAGATTTATACTTAGAATTAAACTTATCAACTAATAATTGATAGCTTAATAGTCTTAAATCTTTATCTTGTTCTCTATAATTTTCAACAAGGCTACTTGATTTAGTTTTTGTATTACCATTTTGAATGATATGTTCAGTTATAGTAATGACTGAGTCTGTCTTTTGAACTGGACCGAAATCTTCTTTACCTGTTTCAGTTCCGAAAACTTTATAAATTGAAGCCATAATTTTAAAATTAGGTAAACGAGTATTAAAAAACTCTTTTATGTCATAATTTTCTTTTATGGTTTTAATTAAATTAAATTTTTCATTGTTTAATCTACGATTAGACAATTTTCTACGACTTTTAATCACTGCTTCAACTAATGTTGCTGCATGCGAATCGTTTTTGTATTTCTTTTCTAATAAAACTTGATAAAGTGCATATTCTTTACCTAATTCGGTATTTTTATTGAAGAATTCCTTGAAAATCTTCACCGATTTAGGACTATTTGAATCATTTATCACATCAGCTGTTATTTGACGAGACAATAATTCATAAAGAATAGCGGTATTCTTTATCTTGTTATGTTTGACATTTAAAGACATTTTAGCTCCAACTATTTTTTTTGTTTTTAATCAATAATAAATATAAAACTATCAAGAAATGTGTATTTAATCTACACTATTTTCTTTCTTATATTCATCATACTCTTTTTCTATTTCATCTACTTTTTTGGTTTCGTTAATTATGTCCTTTGACTTTTTACCCATTGTTGTTTTCAATGCGTCATAGTGTGCTAATGCAAGAGACTTTCTATTCTTGGTTTGTTTCCCTAATGGGTCACGTCCTCTTGCTCCACTATCTTTTCCGAACTTATTCATTTCTTGTGGTCTCCCACCTTGTTGGTCTTCTGGTCGTTTATCTTCTCCGTCATCGAATGGGTCAAAGATAGAACCTGCTATGGTATCAGGTGGTGTTTGAGCATCGTCTGCGCCGATACCCACTGCTGCCATATCACTTGGTGTTCCAATTGCGTCCCCAGTTTCTTGTGGGTCATTACCTTCCATTTCAATTTGTGAGTGTCTGAACTTCTGTTTTTGGTCTTCAATAATTTGTTTTTCTATTTCTACCTTTTCATCATCTGAAAATTTAAAAATATTATTGTAAACCCAATCAGTAGGTAAAATTTTATCTTGTATCATATCACGAGCTAATGAAACTTTTTGTCCGAACAATTCAATCTTCTCTTGTTCATACATTGTTGATGGACTTGCTAAGTTCAATTCAAAGTTTACTAAGTCTTCATCTGTATATCCTTGTGAATATAGATGAACAACTGCAATCTTTGTTAACTCCGATGTTATAATTCTTTGTATTCTTTCTATGGTTCTGGCAAATCTTACATCTTCTGCTGCTAAAGTTGCTTTACCACCGACATTTTCATCAAACCCTAAGAATGCTTTCGGAACTCTTAGTGATGCTAATAATTTGTTTTTCAAATATTCAATGTCTTCTGTTGAATCATAATCAATACCACCTAATTCTGATATTTCAGTTCCACTATCTCCACCACGAACTGGCATAAAGAAGTCTTCTGTTAGGTTTTGCATATTGTATTTTAAATTATATTCACCTGTTGCTTCGTCAATGATTGGTGTCTTCTTCATCTTGTTGATGATTCTTTGCATATAGTTATCGACTTCTGCTGGTGGAATATTTCCGATATCAATCTTGAATACTCGTTTAGAAGGTGCTCTCATAATTCTGTGAATTAACATTGCGTCTTCCATTAAAGTTAATTGTTTCCAAATCTTTCTCGTAGACTCAACCATAGATTTACCATAAGGTAAGAAGTTACTATCGTTTGCTAATCTGAAGTGAGCGACTTGAAAGTTTTCAAATTCAATCTTACCTGAACTTTGTTTTTGACCGAAATACGGGTGTGCTCCTTCAATACTTTCTAAATAGAATTTTGTATAATAAGGATTTGTTGGGTCTTCTCCTTCGGCACGAATTATTTCATATGGTGATAATGGAACAACATTTGTAATTCCGTATTCATCACTAATATCTAAGTATAAAAAGAAATCCCCATACTTAACCATATTACGAACCCAAGGCCATAGATTGAACTCAATGTTCATTATGTCATAAAATAAATTGTTTAAAATTTCTTTGATGTTTTCGTTGTCTGTTTTAATATCAATAACTTGGCCATATTCGGACTTCATTGTTGATTCATCTGAATAGATGTCTAATGCACTTGATATGATTGGGTCTGAATCCATTGATTCATAATCTTTAAATAGTGCTAATCTTGCCGCCATCACTTGATGAACGGTTGAATAACCTGTTCCTACTAAATCTAAGTTAGTATGTAACTTAGAATATCTATCTACAAGATGTGATTTAACTTGCTTTTGTACTTGGTCTGTATCGGCAATCTTTAATTTCTTACCACCTACGTTTCTTACAATTACATTCGTACTAAATAATCGTTGTAATCTTCCAAATAATGTTGTATCTGCCATTTTTTCCTCACTTTATAAGAGCCATTCTAGCGACTCTTTCTCTTTATTTTTTCCGGTTTCCCATTCCCAACTATCATTTCTGTTTGGCTCGTTGGAATTGTATAAACCATCATTGTCCATCATTCTGGTCAATGTCTTTTTTGTTAACTCTACTCCTTCGGTTTTTAATCGTAACGCTGTATCACGAACCCAAAGTCCAATAGCAAAAGACATTACAAGGTCATCATTGTATCCTCGCATTGCTTCTGCTCTATTGTTTATGTAGACGAAAGTTTGTAATTCATCAATCAAACGATTACTATGAACTATTACACTTTCTTCTCTAAAAAATTCTTCTAACTTACTAATAATTAGTGGTCTGGTCTTGGAAGTCGTTGAAAAACCCGCCACCATATTTCTTTCTTGTCTGTTGATTCTATTGTTCATTTGGTGTTGAACATCAACATATTGTAAGTCTTTACTTGTATAAAATAGATTAGGGTATTCCCTATCTATAATTTGTTGGATTGTTGCCCAACCAATATTATTGTTCTCTACTATAAGTATCGCATCATTATATTCTGTTGCTATACTTACCAACATATTTCCAAAATCTTTGGTATTTATTCTACCTTTGTATTCTGCAACTTGTTCTAAGGTTTCAATATCAATTACGTGAAAAGCAGAATAGTCTGCACTATCTCCACGACCAACATCCGCACATACAATATAATCCTTTGAGTAATTTGCAGGTTCCCAAACCCAACAATTACTATCAATTCCTCTCTTTTCTATTGGGTCCTTAACACATCGTTGTCGTAAATTTTCCAATAATGTTGCGTCAATCACACCAGTACCTGATGTTAAGAAGTCACAATCACATTCTTGAGCTGCACTTCCCATTCCAAGTAATGTATCTTGTTCATCTCTCCATTCTTGCTCTCTGTCTGGATGAACCGTCCAATGTAATTTAATCGGATTAAACATACCACGACCTT